CATGGAGCCAAGAAGAACTAAAAAAGGTGACAAAATGGCTAATGCAGTCCTTGCTAATGAAGACAAAGAACTTATGTCTATTGTAATTTTTCCTTCTATGTACGCAGAAGCATTAGCAAAAATGAGGCCAGGGATGCACTGTAAGCCTATATTCAGTGAAACAACTTCTGGCGCTACAACACTTAAAGGATTTATTAGATGAACTTAGATTATTTAGCAGATAAATTGCATGAAACAGCAGTAGAAAAAGGTTTTTGGGACGCACTAGGATCTCTACCAGAAGAGGATAAGTTTATCTTCTATGCAAAACAGATTGCAATGATTCATTCAGAAGCAACAGAGGTACTAGAGGCTCTTAGAAAATCAAAAGGGCACGATCAAGTTGTAGAAGAACTAGCAGACATTATCATTAGAGTTCTTGATTTGTATCAAGGTCTTTTAGATAACGGAGAAGTAGTTTATAGTCTGCATAAAACAGTTAAGTCCAAAGCAGAAGTAAATAAAAGAAGGGCACGGCTGCACGGCACCCGTGGATGATATAATGGATGCTTACTTTCTGCATGGTTCAGATGGAGAAAAACTTCTTGTTATTCGTGGACACGATGAAGAACTTATGCAGCAAATAATATCAACATTAGGTCGTTCTAGAAACGACGAGATAAAAAATTTATCGGAAGTATTGGAGAATCACTTTAATGAGCGACATGATGATGGAGGAAGTTCTATCCAAATTAGATCCAAAAATAAGAAAGATGGTGGGAAGCGCCGCTAATGTAGAAATACATAAGCAGAAAACTCCAAGTCTTTCTCTAAACGTTGCTCTAAAAGGAGGGCTAGCGTATGGTCGGCAAGTTCTTATCTGGGGCAATAAAAGTGCTGGAAAGTCCTCATTCTGCCTGCAACTTATTGCAGATGCCCAGAAAGAAGGGAAGACATGCGCGTGGATCGATTCCGAACAGTCATATTCTCCTGAATGGGCTGAAAAACTTGGAGTCGATTCCTCAAAACTTATTTATTCCTCCGCAAAAACAATTAACGACATGGTTGATATTGGGACGCAACTTATCCAGTCGGGAGTGGACCTCCTTGTTGTAGACTCCATCTCTGCACTACTGCCAGCAATCTACTTTGAAAAAGATGGCTCTGAACTAAAGCAGTTGCAAGATACTAAACAAATTGGAGCGGAGGCAAAGGATATGACTCACGCGGTCAAAATGTTGAACTACGTTAATGATAAAACCCTTCTCATCCTTATCTCTCAACAACGCAACCAGTTTGGCTCTATGCACGCTAGCCATATTCCCACAGGTGGAATGGCTGTAAAGTTCTTTTCTAGTACAATTGTTAAACTATGGTCAAGTGAAGCAGAGGCTTCAAGCATCAAGGATAAAATTGCAGTAGGAGATAAGTTAATTGAACAGAAGGTTGGTCGCCCCGTTAATTGGACTATTGACTATAACAAAACTGGTCCACAGTTTATTACGGGGTCATACGATTTTTATTTCCAGGGATCACATGTAGGAGTAGATCAGGTCGCGGACCTAGTTGATAGCGCCGAAATGCTAGGCGTTATTGAGCGTGGCGGTGCGTGGTATACAGTCCTAGGTGATCGCATCCAAGGTCGCGCTAATGTTATTGACAGGGTAAGAGAAGACCTTGATATGCAAGAAGAACTTACAAAATTGGTGTATGAAAAAATATGATCGATCCTAAAACATTTATTAAAAATCCATCAAAAAGTAAAACTACATATAAAGATATAGACGGAAGTTTCTCCTGCTCTGAATGCTTTGAAACAACTCGTATGGGCAAATATGATTCAGAGAATAAAAAAGTTTTTTGGGTATGTTCTAATGGACATGAGAATAGTGCTAGGCTAGTTTATGAGTGAACGGTCTGAATTAAAACGAATGGGTGCAAAGGCTCATAAAAATAGTGGTCGCGGTCAATATCAAAAAGCCGATGGAAACATAGATAGGTTTGTAATCGATGTAAAAGAATATGGTAAGTCAATATCACTAAACCAAGATATGTGGGCTAAGATTGTTACCGATTGCCTTAAGACAGATAATACAAAGAATCCTTTGCTTCAGGCTGTATTAGGTAGCGGCGGAAGAAGGACTAGGCTCGCCGTTATTGAGTGGGAAGTACTAGAGGAATTATTGGAGGAGATAGATGGAAAATACAATTGATCTTATTAATCAGGTGTCGGAGTTCGCTGACATTCATGATTTTGTCAGCGATGACGGGCTTGATGAGGCGATGGCTGCTATTGTAAAAATTATTTCAAAGCCAGACATTCCTCCTGTCCAGGCACTTACTTTAATTGCAAAACTTCAGGCTTTATCTGCTAAGTTTGGAATTCTTGCAGCATGGTATTCGACGGCGGCTAAAGGCCCTACTGGATCTCCAAATAACATTAAAAAGAATATCTACTATTCAACAAAGGATGCCCTAGACAAATTAGTAGACAGTTTGAAGTACATCGTAAGATATAATTTAGGTTAATATGACAAAGAATCTATTATCATCACTGATGACTAAACCTAAGAATACTAAATTGAATGCACGCAAGTTTGTTAAGATGCTTAACTCTGCATATCAAAACTCTAATACAAATAAAGAGTTTAAGAAGAAAGTTTCTTTTGCTCCTAGCACTATTGGATATGGGCATGGTACATGCGCTAGATACTGGTGGATTGCTTTTAATGGGGCGGAATTTACAGAAAATATTCCTGCCGCTAATATTGCATCAATGCGATCTGGAACTGCCGCTCATGAACGCATAGAAAAACTTGTTGAATCTACAGGTTTATTAAAACAGAATGAAAGAGAGATTAAAAACACCGACCCTCCTATAAGAGGGTTCGCTGACCTAGTACTGGAGGTTGATAATGAAGAGATTATCGGTGAAATCAAAACGATCAAAGACCAATATTTCATTCAAAGAAAGGGTGAAGGACACCCTTCTCCAAGCCATCTTCTTCAATTATTAGTTTATATGAAAATTGAGGGGGTAGATGAGGGATTCATTTTGTATGAAAATAAAAATGACAATGAATTACTTTGCCTTCCCATTGAGATGAATGATAAGAATAAAGAATATATTGAGTATGTGTTTTCTTGGATGCAAGAGGTTCGTGAATCATATAAAAACAATACTCCCCCCAAACGAGGGTACACAAAGTCTACCTGGACCTGTAAAGGATGCCCAGTATCAGAGGCATGTGAAGAGCGTGAGGATGGTCAGGTAAAGATTACTAATCTCAAAGTGGGTGTTGAGTGAAAAACTGTGCCAATTGTGGGCAGCCATTTGAATCTAATAAAAAGAATCAAAAATATTGCACTCCAGCCTGTTGTCGTTTAGCGACAAACAAAAAAATAATGACCAAGTATTATGAAAATAAAAGAAGGCTAAGTGGAGAAAAAAGATACTGTGAGTGTGGTCAATTACTTAGTAGGTATAATGAAGATGTTAAATGTTTTATCTGTAGCGATAATGAAAAAACAAAAGATAGAAATGAAATCCTAGAGGTTATTAAAAGTGTCATTAAAAAAACTAATAAAACAAAACGCTAGTACAGTCTTGGGAGTGGATTCATCTACTAATTCCTTTGCCTTCTGCCTGTTTGACGGCAAGCCAATTAAATGGGGCAAGGTAGAATTTCATGGAAACAATATCTATGACAAAGTAATTGATTGTAGGGATAAGATTCCTTTTATTAAAGAGGAAGTCAAGCCAGATTATATTTGTATAGAGTCCGCCATCATGGTAAAATCTCAAGCAGTTGCTATTCACATGGCTATGATTGTAGGGGCATTAGTTGGAGGATTGGCTAAGGATTCTAATAGCATTATTACAGTCCCTCCGATTCAATGGCAGTCATATATAGGTAATAAAAATTTAACAAAGGCTGATAAAGAGGGAATTAAATTAGAATTTCCTGGCAAATCAGACAATTGGTACAGAAATTATTCAAGAACTTTAAGAAAGCAAAAAACTTTAGATTATTTTAATAATAAATTTAATATTAATGTGACTGATAACGATGTTGGAGATGCATTTGGATTAGCCTATTATGCACATATGAATTTGGTTAATCATGTCTAAATTATATGAAAATAAAAGTTATCTTGCTAAAAGATACCTTGTAGATAAAAAATCTTTAGAAGAGATTGCTAAAGAATGTGGGGTAAGTCATCAGACTATCTATCGCTACTTAGTAAAACATAATCTCATCCGTGACCCTAGAAAGTTTGGTAAAAAATGATTGAACAAAACCTACAGCGCATGTATGCTGAGAAAATTATGGACGATATAAAAGAAGGTGTGCAGTTAATTCCTCGCAACACTGTTGAGATGGCAATTCAAGATGAATGCCATAGGGTTACCACCCTACTGATAGAAAAAAATCGATCATATGGTAATTCAGCACTTAACCCCGTAAGAGTATTTTCACGGTCGGACACAACTGAGCAATTGAAAGTTCGTATAGATGATAAGTTATCTAGATTTATGAATGGTGATGACACCTTTAAAGAAAATGATCTTGACGATCTTATGGGTTATCTGGTATTATTGAGTATTGCACTAAAGGAGACATGGAAGTAATGCCTTTATATACATACTATTGTAATGTTTGTGATAAAGATCTAGAGGTTATTTCTAGTATTGAAAAAAGAGACACACAAAAATGCGATAGTTGTGGTTACTCATTAATTAGAAATATCGATAGGCCAGGTTTAGTATGGGCACCAACTCGCGGCGGTAGCGGATTCGCTACCTGATAGGAGATAGCATGTCTAGAAAGAAAAGTGAACCTATAGAGGAACGAACCCACTATGGGGTAAACTCAGACATATCTGTTTTCCATGAACTAAAGTTTGGCAAGGAATTAATTAAACCAGGGGACATGCTTAAGTTTAAAGATGTTAAAGGTACATTTAGATTTATTCAACTTGCCCACAATGTTAAAAAAGATATTACCTGGATCGACTGCTACAGCCCTTCTACTGGAGAGTACCGATCATTTTATGTAGATCGACTAAAGGGTCCAGTGTATGCTAAAAAAAGTATTAGAAAGAAGATGAATGTCAACTGAAATAGTTCTAGCAGAACGCTGGGAGAAAATTAATAGAGTTGTTGATGTGTTCTTAAAAGGAACAACTAATCCTGCTGCTATTGCTAAAACTACTGGATTTAAAAGAACGGAAGTTCAAGAGTATTTAAATGAGTGGCGTTCAGTCATTCAAAGTGATAGACAGGTTCAGATGCGTGCTAGAGAGGCTTTAGCAGGAGCCGACAGACACTACTCTATGCTTATTGAAGAGGGTTGGGATGTAATTAATCAGGCGGGTCTGACTTCAGACCTTGCTAAAAAAACAGCGGGAATCAAGATCGTAGCAGACATTCAGCAAAAGCAAATTGATATGTTGCAAAAAGCAGGACTAATTGAAGATAGCGAGATTGCTCAACAGATCATTGAAACAGAGCGTAAGCAAGAAGTTCTTGTTAAAATTCTTAAAGAAGTGGTGGCGGACTGTGATCATTGTAAGCGTGATGTTGCAAAAAGACTTGAAGAAGTAACTGGGAAGGCAGAAGGATTCTAGTGTTTGATGATTTTTTATCCGCGCTAGAAGAGGATGAGTTTGATGAACATCCAGTAGCAATTGAAGAATTTGTTACAAATGAACAATATCTACACCTACCTCCATTATCTTCCTATCAATATCATTCTATTAAAGCAATGACTCAAATCTATAAAAAAGAAACTCTCATTAAATTATATGGTGAAGAAGAAGGTGTTAAGAGATACCGACAAACTTGTAATGAAGTTATCCTGCAATTAGGAAAGGGTTCTGGAAAAGATTACCTTTCTACTATTTCTGTTACCTATCTTGTATATTTATTACTATGCCTTAAAGATCCCGCCAAGTATTTTGGTAAACCTCCAGGTGATGCAATTGATATTATTAATATTGCTATTAACTCAGAGCAGGCAAAAAATGTTTTCTTCAAGGGTTTCCGTAAAAGAATTGAGGACTCTCCTTGGTTTACTGGAAAGTTTAGTATTACCGCCCAAAGCGTAACATTTGATAAATCTATTACTTGTCACTCAGGGCATTCAGAGAGAGAGTCTTGGGAGGGATATAATGTTATCTGTGTGATCCTTGATGAGATTTCTGGGTTTAGTACAGTATCTACCAGTGGAAATGAACAGTCAAAGACTGGTCAGGCGATCTATGACATGTATAGGGCCTCTGTAGATTCCCGATTCCCTGACTTTGGAAAGGTCGTGTTATTATCTTTTCCACGATATAAAAATGATTTTATTCAACAACGATATGATGCAGTTGTGGCGGACAAAGAAGTTATCATTAAGTCATATACCTTTAAACTAGATGATGAACTAGACGATGTGAAAGAAAATGAATTCTCTATTGAGTGGGAAGAAGATCAAATTAATGCATACAAATATCCAAAAGTTTTTGCATTAAAAAGACCAACTTGGGACATTAATCCTACCCGATCGATCAACGATTTTAAGATTGCATTCTATAATAATCCAGTAGATGCTTTAGGTAGATTTGCCTGTATGCCACCAGACGCTGTTGATGCATTCTTTAAATCAAAAGAAAAGATTATGACATGCTTTAATCAACCAATGAATGGCGTGGACGATGATGGAAGGTTTAAAGACTGGTTCCTTCCACAAGAGGGTAAAGAATACTACATACATGTTGACCTAGCCCAAAAACATGACCATTGTGCAGTATCTATGGCGCACGTTGACAGATGGGTGCATATTAAAAGTTTTATGCAGCATAATGTAGTTAGCCCAGTAGTAGTTGTTGATTGTGTGAGATGGTGGACTCCAACGTCAGATAAATCTGTAGACTTTTCTGAAGTAAAACAATTCATTGTTGACCTAAGATCAAGAGGGTTTAATATTAGAAAAGTAACATTTGATAGATGGAACTCTCACGACATTATGACAGAATTAAAAATGATTGGTATTGACGCAGAGACTCTTTCCGTAGCCAAAAAACACTATGACGATATGGCTATGTTAGTTGGAGAAGAAAGAATTATTGGGCCAAGCATTAAACTTCTTACAGATGAATTACTTCAATTAAGAATTTTAAGGGATAAAGTAGACCACCCCAGAAAGGGAAGTAAAGACCTCTCTGACGCAGTATGCGGAGCAATATATAACGCAATATCAAATACTAGAAAGCAGTCAGAAGAAGCAGAGATTGAAGTTCATACATATAAACAATTTATTAGAGACCAGCAGCGGGAGGAAGCAGAAAAAAATGTTATTCGACCCCCAGCACAAAACTCTAATATCGATGACTACATAAATAGCATTGGAATGATTTAAATGGATATGAATGAAGAACTCATAGAAATTTTTCTAGAAAAAGGGTACATTGAAGTAGTAGGATATAATCCTGTAGGAGATCCAGTATATAAAATTACTAAAAAGTTTTATGAAGAACAAAAAGAACTCTTAGCCGATATGAAAAAAATGGATTCAGACATTTTAAATTCTATATGGTTTAAGGGATACATAGATTTAAAGATGGATGAGGAAGGAAATGCTTTTGTTTATCTAACAGATAAATCAGAAGTCTGGGTTGACTCAGAAGATTTAACAGAAGATGAAAAATCAATGATGTATCTTATCTACAGCACAGGAGCATATTATGGTGGAGAGTGGACAGAACTCTAGGAACGTTATCGACTATTACAAGGAGTGGGAGAATGATCAAATTAAAGCAGATCTTGATACCCGCCGACTTCCATTTGTTGTAGGGTTTGAGAATATTTCTGGTGATTTTAATAAAGCATCTGGAATTCGCAACAGTAACGCTTTTCTAGCAAAAGAGTCATGGATCATTGGTAATAAAAGATGGGATCGCCGTGGTGCAGTAGGTACTCAAAACTATGTTCATCTTAAATATGCTCCATCACTAGATCATATTTATCTTAATGAGCCTCATATTAGAGATATGCGGTGGGTAGCAGTGGATAATGTACCTGGGGCTATTCCAGTCACTCAATACGAGTGGAGGCCAGACACCTTCATGATCTTTGGTGAAGAGGCGAGGGGCGTTAGCCCCATGGGTCTTGGAATGGCAGACGATGTTGTGATGATCCCACAACTTGGAAGTGTTCGTAGTCTAAATGTTAGTGTCGCAAGTGGAATTATGATGTATGATTACGCGACAAAACTTGGAATGCTATAATTGGTCATGGAATGTAAATTTTGTGGTAGCCCCGCAGAATGGCGGGGAGAAAGAGATAACTTCAAAACAGAAGTTTGCCATAAACACTTCCATGCATATTATATTAGTTTTTGGATGTGGAGAAAAATAAATGGCTGAAACGTACACACCCACTGATGCTATGTCATCAAATGCGAAACGAGCATTGAAGTGGAAAGAAGAAGGCAAGGCTAAAGGCGCAGGAACATCTGTTGGATGGACACGGGCGGGACAACTGGCAAGAAAGGAATCCCTTTCATTAGACACAGTTAAGAGAATGTACTCTTATTTCTCTAGACATGAAGTAGATAAGCAGGGAAAGGGATTCTCTCCTGGTGAAGAAGGCTATCCATCAAATGGAAAGATCATGTGGGATGCCTGGGGCGGTGACGCAGGATATTCCTGGTCAAGAGCAATCGTTAATAGAATGAAGAAGATGTGGGAAGGCACCCCGTTTGATATAACTAAATAGACTCCGATGTGCCAGCAATGCCGAGTTACGCGGTTGATACCAGCATGAAGTTAGTCAAACGTGCAGAAAACCTTGGGATGGTGTAGTTACCCGTTGGCACATCGGTTATGGAGAATGGTGTAATGGCAGCACAAATGTCTTTGGAACATTTAGTTTAGGTTCGACCCCTGATTCTCCAGCGTTTTAAGCAGTGGCATGTGGCGCAACGGCAGCGCAATCGGCTGTTAACCGATAGGTTGTAGGTTCGAATCCTACCATGCCAGCGTGGAAATGCATAGCGATGATGAATGCCAAAAATATTGGCGAGATAGATTCTCAGATCAAATAGAAGAATGTATCGAAACTCCTTTTGCAGAAGATTATTCTTCAGAAGCAGAGTGGTTTAGACAGGGGTTAAGATATGCAATGATGATTATTCGATGGGACTATGATGAGTGAGGCTGGTCACAAAAAGCCTTTTAAATTTGACCTCTTAGAGTTACCCTGATAAGATTAAAGTATCAACCCACAAGGAGGATATTATGA